ACTTTGCAAAGGAGGTGTGATCATTGGCAAAAGACGGTACGAACAGAGGTGGCGCTCGAGTTGGTGCAGGGGCAAAAAAGAAACCTCTGGCTGACAAAATAGCTGAAGGTAATCTCGGTGGCAGGAAACTGACAGTGATGGAGTTTTCAGATACGGCAGACCTTGAGGGACAAGAAATGCCTGAACCCAATAAGATGCTTGAAGCCATACAAAAAGATGGTAAGGCTCTGGTGGCTGGTGAAATTTACAAAGCCACATGGCAGTGGCTGAATAAGCGTGGCTGCTCTGCTCTGGTTTCCCCGCAGCTCCTTGAGCGATATGCCATGAGTGTTGCTCGTTGGATTCAGTGTGAAGAAGCTATCACAGAGTACGGCTTTCTAGCAAAACACCCCACAACAGGAAATGCCATTCAAAGTCCTTATGTATCCATGGGCCAGAACTATATGAACCAGACCAATCGTCTATGGATTGAGATATTCCAGATCGTGAAAGAAAACTGTACTGGCGACTACAAAGGATCAAATCCTCAGGATGATGTGATGGAAAGACTTCTTTCTGCTCGTAGAGGCAAATAAAAAAAGATGGGAGATAATGATATGAGTAAAAACTACAGAACCGCAGAAAGTGTCTGCAAGGGACATCCTGATAAGCTTTCAGATTTAATCGCTGACAGCATTTTGGATGCTTGCCTTCGCAGAGACAAAGCTTCACGCGTGGCCTGTGAAGTCATGGCTACCAAAGGTAAAATCATCGTAGCGGGCGAGATCACCTGCAGCGAAAAAATTAACATCCGCCTTATCGTCAAAAATGTACTTCGTGAGGTGGGATACAGTCCTTGGAAATTTACAGTATTTGTGTTTGTACATCACCAAAGTGTAGATATTGCTGTTGGCGTAGATACAGCACTTGAAGCAAGAAATGGAATTATTGATCCTTATGGTTCCATCGGTGCTGGTGATCAAGGCACTGTATATGGCTATGCTACCAATGAAACTCGTGAGCTGATTCCGCTACCTTTACTTCTCTCTCATAGAATCGTAAAGCGTATTGATGAATGTCGCAAAGGAAAAATCATCAAGGGCATTATGCCAGATGGAAAAGCACAAGTCACAATTGAGTATGATGGCGATAAGCCCATCCGTGTTAAAACTGTTGTGGTCTCTGTTCAGCACCATAAAGATAAAACCCAAAAGAGATTAGAATCAGATATTTTAAATAACGTGCTCTGGCAGTGCTTTGAGGATTTCCCACTGGATGATGACACCGAAATACTCATCAATCCATCTGGCAGATTTGTTGAAGGCGGCCCTGCTGCTGATACCGGGCTGACTGGCAGAAAGATCATGGTGGACACCTATGGTGGTCTGGCTTCTCATGGTGGCGGGGCGCTCTGTGGAAAGGACCCAACTAAGGTTGACCGAAGCGGTGCCTATATGGCCAGGTACATTGCTAAGAATATTGTTTGGAGCGGGCTTGCTGAAAAATGCGAGGTCGCTATTTCTTATGCCATCGGAAAAGCAAATCCAGTTTCAGTAAATGTAACCTCCTTTGGTACAGGCAAAATTAATGACGAGGATTTAATTGAACTGGTAAAAGAGATTTTTAACTTGAGACCAGCTGCTATCATTGAAAAGCTCCGCCTAAGAAATGCAATCTACTCCGATACAGCAACCTATGGTCATTTTAACTCATCACTCTTCCCTTGGGAGAACGTGGATTTCAACCTAAACTTACGAAAGGTGGCGGAAAGATATGAAGATCGAAAAACTAAAAACTAAGCTCTTGCTTCCCGCTGACTATAACCCGCGTAAAGACTTAAAACCAGGGGATGCGGAATACGATAAACTGAAGCGTTCCATTGAGCAGTTTGGTTATGTTGAACCTGTTATCTGGAACAAGACTACTGGCAGAGTTGTAGGAGGCCATCAGAGATTAAAAATACTCCTTGATATAGGAATGACTGAAGTTGAGTGTGTGGTCATCGAAATGGATGAAGATAAAGAAAAGGCCCTCAACATTGCCCTTAATAAAATCAGTGGCGATTGGGATAAGGATAAACTGGCTCTTCTTATTGCTGATCTGCAAGGTGCTGACTTTGATGTCTCCCTTACAGGCTTTGATCCCTCTGAACTGGATGACCTGTTTAAGGATTCCTTGAAGGAAGGCATACATGATGATGAGTTTGATGTGGATGCAGAGCTGGAAAAACCCGCCATGACAAAACTTGGTGATGTTTGGAAACTTGGTCCCCATAGACTGGTCTGCGGTGATTCTACAAAGGCAGAAACCTTCACGCTTCTCATGGATGGAAAGCTGGCAAACCTTGTGGTGACAGATCCCCCTTACAATGTAAACTATGAAGGCTCAGCCGGTAAAATCAAAAACGACAACATGGGTGATTCTGCTTTCTATGAATTCCTACTGGCTGCCTTTACCAATACGGAAGCTGTCATGACACAGGATTCTTCCATCTATGTTTTCCATGCAGATACGGAAGGGCTGAACTTTAGAAAGGCATTCTCTGAAGCTGGCTTCTATCTCTCCGGCACCTGCATCTGGAAAAAGCAATCGTTGGTTCTTGGTCGGTCCCCTTATCAGTGGCAGCATGAACCGGTGCTCTTTGGTTGGAAAAAGAAAGGCAAGCACAACTGGTATGCCGATCGAAAGCAAACGACCATCTGGGAATTTGAAAAACCTAAGAAGAATGGCTCTCATCCAACAATGAAGCCGGTGGCTCTTGTGGCTCATCCAATCCTTAATTCAAGTCTCAGTAACTGCATCGTCCTTGATCCCTTTGGCGGCTCTGGCAGCACCCTCATTGCCTGTGACCAGACCCAGCGAATCTGTCACACCATTGAGCTTGATGAGAAGTTCTGTGACGTCATAGTCGAAAGGTTCATTTCTGGAGCACAGACTTCAGATGATGTCTATCTCCTGCGTGATGGCAAAGAATACCGCTACAGTGACCTCCCTGAAAATAAATAACACAACTATCGAAAGATAGACTTGCTATTAACATCACTTAGAGTGATATATGTAGTAAGCAAAAAACAAGGAGGTCAATACCATGAAAATCAATTACAACGTAACCGGTAACGAACGTAAAAAGCTGGTTAAGCTCATCAGTGAAATCACAGAGGTTCCTTCAAAATACCTGGGAGTTCCATCCTGCGCTTACCAGGTCGGACCTTACCACATTGGAAAAGACGGAGAGCTAACCTTTGACACCGAATTGGGTCAGGATGATATCAAGTCGCTGATGAAAAAGCTTTTTGATGCAGGGTTTGAAGCTGAGATGGATGAACCATCTCAGGCTGAAACGGAACCTGAGGAAACGGGACTCATCATCCAGATACCAAAAGACTCCCTTTCCGATGAAGACCTGGAAAAGCTAGCCAAACTTCTAGATGCAAAAGGCAACCTTATTAAGAAGGCTCTGAATGTAGATACCCATCCCATTGAATCCGACGAAGAACGCATTAGCTTTCCTTGGTTTTCAAAACTGCCAAATCCAGATGAGATAAAAGCCTACTCCCAGTTCATTACAAAGCTTTGTGAGATGGCGAAAACCCAAAAGAGAATCACCGTGAAAGAAAAAGACGTCGATAACGAGAAATACGCATTCCGCTGCTTCCTTCTTCGCCTTGGATTTATTGGAGAGGAATTCAAAACCCACAGAAAGATTCTTCTTCAGAACCTCTCAGGAAGCAGTGCTTTCAAAGGAGGTGCTCCCAATGAAACCGATCAGTAAAGAAAGACTGGCCCACCTACGCAAGCAGTACCCCGCTGGCGCCAGGGTCCAGCTCCTTTCGATGGATGATGTGCAAGCACCACCAGCGGGCACAAAAGGCACCGTGTGGGGCGTGGATGACACAGGCTCCATCATGGTTCAGTGGGACAACGGGAGCAGCTTGAATGTGGTTTACGGCATTGATTCCTGTAAGGTCATCGATGAAAAATCCAGGGAGGAGGCATAGCAATGAAGGCACTATTTGGTCGAAAGTTGTACAACCTTAAGGAACTAAAAGAAGCAACTGAAGATGCAAAAGAAGATGGCGTCATTGGCTCTGATTACACTGTGATTCGAGAAGTGGAGCTTACTGATTCAGAATTTAAGAAGTTCACCAGTGATTTTCTAGAGGATCAGCCCTGGATCAAGAAGTCAGATGGTGGGACCAACGAAAAAGGTGAGCTTCGATGTATTAGGGTCATTAACAAAGACACCGGTGAAAAGATATTGTCGAGCACAGAAGGCTATGATTACTCGCGGTATACAGCGATTGAAGATTAGCCTCAGAGCCAAAAACCTGCTCTATTACTACAGAAATGACTTGCTATTATTCTCGTTTAGAGTGATATATGTAATACCAAAACAAAACACACTAAATGGAGGATGAGAACATGAAAGAAATCAAAGCATTTGAAGAAGCCAAAGCAACCGGCGCAAACTTTAAGGAGTCTGGAATCAACAGCACCATGTACTGGGCCTACGAAAGAAGCAAGGAAGCAGGAAACGACACCGTCGACTTTTCTGAGGTCATTTGGGATTACGACATTGAACCCATTGTTAATGCCTGCAGAGCCTATGGAATCGACCACATCACCATTTCAAGCACCTTCTCAGGGCTGATCGCAACCCTTGCCGAATTTGAAAAGCACGGTTGCAAGATGGACGGACTTACCAAGGTTAAGACAAGCTACACCGACTGGCAGACCGGCGAAAAGCAAATGCTACCAGCCATCTTGGTTAGGATTTAAGGGGGTTAGACCATGTGGAGAAAAGGTAAAATCGAAGTCGAAAACAAAACCATTTATTACTGGATCAAAAGCTTTGATTTAGGCTCCCCTTACGGCATTGATGAAGGTAGGATTTCAAAACTGATGCTAAAGCGAGATGGCCAGATCATTGCAAACTTTGATAGAGGCTGGGACATTGAACCCATCGACACCAATGCGCAAGCTGCACTTGAAATATTCATGAAGAAATACAATTAACAACAAGATAAAAACACATAGCGGAACAGGGCTGCATAGCTCTTTTCCTCGTTACAGAAGACCTTAGGGTCTATTTTTTATGTCTTTTTAAAGGAGGTGTCCGCATATCCGAAAACTAAAGAAGTATAAACCAACCTCTTACATGGCGAAAGATTCCCATTACAGCAAGGAGATGGCGGACTATGCGGTTGGTTTTATTGAATGCCTCTCCCATACCAAAGGAACCTGGGCAGGAAAACCCTTTGAACTGATAGATTGGCAAGAGCAAATCATCCGGGACTTATTTGGAACCATAAAACCAAATGGCTATCGCCAATTTAATACCGCTTATGTAGAGATACCAAAGAAGATGGGAAAAAGTGAGCTGGCGGCGGCTGTTGCCCTGCTCTTAACCTGTGGAGATAACGAAGAGCGTGCTGAGGTTTATGGCTGTGCTGCAGATCGTAACCAAGCCTCCATCGTTTTTAATGTGGCAGCTGATATGGTGCGAATGTGCCCAGCCTTATCCAAGCGGGTAAAGATTCTGGACTCACAGAAAAGACTTATCTATCAACCCACCGGAAGCATTTATCAGGTGCTTTCAGCCGATGTTGGAAACAAGCACGGCTTTAACACCCATGGCGTTGTCTTCGATGAACTTCATACTCAGCCCAATCGAAAGCTTTATGATGTTATGACCAAAGGTAGTGGCGATGCCAGGATGCAGCCCTTGTACTTTCTAATCACCACTGCTGGAGATAATCAAAACAGTATCTG